GAATTGAGTCCTTGATGGCGGAGACGAGAGGGTCTGCAGCGGACTTGATGTCCTTGGTGATCTGCCGACGAAGCGCAGGATCAATTTTGCCGATCTCACGAAGAGCCTGCTTCAGTCCGTCATACTCAATTCCGACTGATGCTGCCACTAGGTTTTCCGTCTCTGCTCGTTGATGATCTGGACGCAAGTCGCCAGATCGTCTGTCTCAAATGTTATGTGTGGAGGCCAGAATCCAGTCTCAACTAGCAGAGCTGCTAGTTGTCGCCGGTGGCCTCCTGTGTAGGGACTGCGGTTGCAGTCTCCACGACTTCTAGATCTTCTAATTTCTTGACGAACTCATCAAATGAGATCGGGACTGGATGACCTTGCTGTTTACTGGCCTCGTAGGCCATGAAGGCTAGATCTTCCATCCCGATCCCACTTGACAGATCTGAAGCTCGTCGCTTGAACTTACGCTCCCACGAAATGATGACGAACAGGTTTGTCGTTACTTGATAAGTTTCGCCTTCGGCGAGTCTGACACTGAGTGTGAGTTTCATTGGTTCTCCTAGTCGGGGTTCGGATTACTAGATCAGGTGATGTCTCGGGCGTATGAGCCGCCCATAAACACGGCTTCGACAACTGACAACTCTCCGACGGTTGCCGAGATTGGGGTGACAGTCGCCAAGTAGCAACCGGTCAAGGTGTACTCAGGATTCGATGCTGATTCGGTTGCGCCGGCAGGGCTGATGACGAGTGTTGATTCGACACCGAACAAAGTGTTCAGCATGGTTTCAACTTCGGTCGCACCGTAACTCTGGAACAGTGTCAGCGTCAGCTCATTGCTAAAGAGGCCAGCGGTGAAAGTGCGTGAGGTCTGACCGAAGGCCGTGTTCTCAAGAGCTTCAGCGGTAAGCGTCAAGGTCGCTGCCGAGCAATGATCGGTGAGCGTCATCGCCGAAGGGCTTGTGACGGTGACGGTGGGATTGGATAGGTAAGTGACTGTGGCCATTGTTTTGTCCTTTTATATGCGGCTAGTGCCGATTCTAATTGTGAGGTCATATGCAGGTAACTCGGCAGAGCCGATCTGTGCGATCGTAGGTCTGCCAGAGATAACTGCGAGAGAAGAGTCCATTAGTTGATCAACGACTCCGAGTATGTAGTCCGTAGTGTCTTGGTTGCCGGGTGGCGCGCCCAACACTCGGAGATCAATCGTGATGTCCGCCGTTTGGTTATTGAACGCACTGAAAACAGGAAGCTCAATAAATACAGTAAGCGGTCGAGCGTTCCGAGGATCAGTAACCGGCACAAGGCCGAGAGCTGTGATCGTCGCTGAGACAGCGCTGATCGTGTCTGTAAAAATGCCTGCCATCTCATGCCACTTGCGATCTCTTGATGCCGAGCAACTGGTTAATCCGACCCATTGAAGCGACAGGTGCGGAAATGTTCATGTCTTGGAAACTATTGAAGGAGTCCAAACTTCCGCGCTCACGGTACAGGCTCGCAGCCATGAGCACGACTCCAGCCTTGACTGCAGCATCAGGAACGGTCGTGAGACTGTCGTGATAGCCGGCCTGCACTCTGCGCTTGAAACTCCAAGCATTTGAGGCGTTAACTGATGAGGTCATGAAGGCTGTGTCGTTGGCGGTCGCTCCCGAAATTCCGAGAAACTCGGTGAGATCGCTGACTGTGATCCATGTGCAGGTCTGAGTCCAGACGAGCGAGCCGACAGGATCAGCTGCAGATCGTGGAAGGTCGTCGCCGACATCGTTGAAAAGCAACTGGTTCGGAATAATGACATCGGGATCAAAAAGGTAATCGCCTTCTTCGTCAATTCCAATGAACAAATAGGTCGGTACTGCATAGACAATGTGTGAGCCGTTGAGGCCATGTCCTAGACCTGAGAGCGTGATCGTTTGACCGATCGCGATGTCAGTGTTCTCGAGAGTCTGAACGACGGCAACATCTGACAGACGCTGGTGGTGCGTGACTGTAAATGTTGCCATCGTTCAGATCTCTCTACTCGTCTAGTCGGTTCAGGCGCGCTTGACGAACTTTGTCGCGTCAATCATTACGGAGGAAAAGTACCCTCTGAACTTTATGACTCGACCGAGCGCACCGTCTGCAAGTTCAACACTGACGGCGCCGCGCTGCTGCTCCCAACACTCGAAGCCAGTGCTGTCACCGACATACAGGTTCTTTCCGCCTGCAGCGACCAAGTTACGGTCAACCACGAGCGACAAGCCGAAGGCGTTGCCGTTAAAGGTTGAGGCCGATGCGCCGGTACCGACTGCGTTTTGTGGGCCGACATTCGGGAACAACGGACGACCAGCGTCGTCCACAAGTGCTCCGAGCGACGCGTAATACGCGGGCGACATCACGAGCACATTAGGCAGGTTGCCGTTTGAGTTGGTCAAGATCTGCTCTGCTGAGTTGTAGATGAACGAAACCCAGTCGGCAGGTGTTGATCCTGAGGTCAATGCTTCCGTCTGGGTGACTCCTGCTTCGAATGTTGCACAAGCTGCGACATCGGTGGCGTTTGCGTAGATGCGTGCCATGTCGTCAATCAAAGCACCGAGAACTTCGGGCGAGGTGAAATCCATTGACTCTTCAGACAAGTTGACATAGCCACCATAGAGGGCCTTGGTGATCTGGATGTCGTCCACGACAAAAGTGCCTGAATCAAGTGCGACGAGTTCGCCGTTACTTGCACCGATGGTCGTGTGCGTGGTGACCTTCGGACGGATGAAAACCTTGCCCGATGCTGGCATCTGGCGAACTCCCATCGCCGTAATGAGAGGCCTGTAGTTAGCCACAAAATTATTGTAGATAGGAGACACGATCGGCACTGGAAGGATGCCGGGTGTGTCGGTTGAGGTGACATTTGGTGCAGCTGCGACGATGCGCTGGTTGAACTCAGCGAACTCAGATCCGCCTGCAGCAAACTTGATCATGTATTCCGCAATGGTGGGAAGCTTGAACTCGCGCTTCGGTGATGCGTATTGGATGGGGGCAGTGGGTACTGCTGCTTCGATTGCTTCTGACATTTCATCCTCCTCGGATGGTTGGGTTGGGGTTGGTGTTTCTTCTTCTTCGTCGGGTGCTTCCTCTTCGGGTGAAGAGGCAGCGACTGAGTAGACCTGTGCATCGGCGTATGCCGGTGTCGTGACGACCGAGAGTTCAACGAACTTCGCTTCAGAGACCTCTAGGGTTCCGTCTGCGAGGCGCTTGAACTTGGTTGGCACTGCGCCAACACTGACGGAATCTAGAGCGCCATCGGCGAGCAGTGCGAGAGCGTCATCAGCTGCACGAGTGGCGCTCAACTTGGCGACGAACATCATTCCCTCAGCGGTTGATACTCGCTCGGTGACTCGTCCGATAACGCGTGTCTCGTCGTGATATTCAAGGAGCTTCGGCATCGGGCCATCTTCGGGAAGTGAGCCTTCAAGGAAAACCACACTCTCGCCACCACTGAGAGTCGCTTTGACATTCCAAGGAACGGCGAGGCCTGTGATCTGGCGTGATGGTTCGCCATCAGCGGAAGCGTCAAGTGTGATCTGTTGAGCAGTAAGTCGAATCATGAGTTAATGTCCTGAGGGGTTCGTGATGAGGCTGGTTCTTCAATGTCAATCTCTGAGCGATTCATCTCTACATCTGCTATCAGATCTTCGGTGTCAAATTCCACGAACCTATTACGAGGCAGGATGTCTGTTCCGCTGAGGGTCTCTTGGATGCAGTCCATGTAGAGCTTCGCGCCGAGCAGATAGAGATCTTGCTTGGCCTGAGTGGCGTTGCTGTAGTTGTAACCAGAGATCCCAATTCCGAGAAGGTACGCAGGGACTCCGATCGCCCTGCTGAGCTCAAGTGCGCTGAAGTTCCGAGCTTCGATGAGCTGTAAACGACTCGGGTCGGTGTCGAATTGCTCATATTTTACGGCGCTATTTAATGCGCCCACAGCGTTCACGCGTCGCGCATTTGACCATGCTGCAGCGAGCTCACCAAGCGATTCAGCGTCAAGAGGTTCAGACGAGTCGGTCTGCTGTAAGTATCCGGCGACGATCTCATTTGATGCGAAGCGTTCAGCGGATCGGTCTAGTTTGATCGCTGTCTCTAGGACTCGGCGACCTGTCCAGAGGAACCCTTGAACGGGAGCAAGGAATTGGATTACATCTTGTGTCGGAATGTTGATCCCATTGAAAGTGATGCTGTTGGATTTTCCGAAGAACTGCGGACCGGGCTGATCCAATGTGTCAACCATCTCGCAGGGCATCCACTGGAAAGCGAGAGGCCGTCCAGTGGCAGAGCTGCGTGAAGTCACATAAAGAAAAGCGCGTCCGCGCATCATCAGATCCATGCACAGATTCGACATGACGAAGTTACGCGTGAGGGTTGGGTCTGGAGTGTCCATCCATGATTCGTTTTCAAGATAGATCTTCTCGTACCGTTCTCCGTTGAATTGTGTCGTGTAGTGGCGGAGGGGAAGTGAGCCGACGAGAGAGATGATCATCTGTGTCGCTCTGGATACTGTCGGCACAGACAAGGCCAGCTCTGAAGCCGCCCCGACGGTGTAACTCCAAAACTGGCCCAGTCCGCTTTGTGAGGCAGAACCTGCTGCAGCTTGAAGCGGTGCGTGTGCGAACGCGGGGGTCGCGTCTTGCTTCTTACTTCCGAAGAGTGCCATCGCTTGCGAGTCTCTCAAACTTGCAAGCGCGTGTCCACTAGGGTCAGCCGAAAGCCATCTGAGGTTTGGCTGATGCTCTCGGTCGTGATGTGAGCATGATTCCCCACACTGAACATCGGGCGAGCTCTATCGGGCCGGGTGACTTTTGCGAGCTGAGGACGATCGCTCCGCCAGTCTTGACTGCTACTGCTCGAGCGAAGTGTTCGGACAGTGCTAGATCGCCAGTGTGGCGAACACGATCTTCCACGATCATCGCACGAGCTGCACCTGTCCACTTGATAAGTTCCGCATAGCCGACGATCGTCATCCTTCGGCGAAGATCTGGGGGACAGTGGATCTCCAGCGATGGAGTACACGCAAGCTTGACGGATGGGTCTGACATTCGAGTCACGACTTCGGCCCACATCTGTTGAGCGGATTCCACGACAAACTCGGTCGTCACGATGACGCGCGTACCGTCGTACGCGCAACCGATCCCGACATAGCGTGACTCGTCAACGGATGAGTCAATGACGAGCCACTGGATCGGAGGCATCGGATCTACGCTCTTGCGGTCGTTCCACAGGTTGATCGGGAGATAGGAGTTGGTGCTGTCAACCCACAGATTCAGGTGACCTCGGATGAACGCTTGACGGTTCGGCGAGTCAAACGCAAGCTCAAGCGCCTTCATCGTGATCGTTGTTCCGAGAGCAGGATTCGCCCATCCCCAATACTGCCGATCTTCCAAACTCACTCCGGGTGGCAGTGACCATTCCGCGAAGTAGAGGGAGCCAGTCCTGCCTGAGTCAATCGCTGCCATCCCCTGCTCTCGAAGTTGTAAGAGCACTGTTGAGCCTTGATCGCCGGCGGTACTGAACATCATCATCATCGGATTCTTGACTGCGATCTGTGAAGGCCGAAGAGCTGTGAACACGACCTCGGGACTGATGTCCCAGAGCTCGTCCACGAGAAGATGCGTCGCTGTCATGCCGTGAGCGTGAGCGGAAGCTGCGACGACTGAGATGGATGATCCGTCTGGGAAGTTGATTCGCTCGTCACCGTTCTGCCATCTGACTTTCATCTCAAACTTGTCCTCAAGGTCGCGCACGACATCACGGAAGAGGGCCATGCTTCGGCGCTTCTGGTTGGCAACGATGACGATCGTCTGGGGCTCCATTCGATGCGCTGCGTACTCGGTCGCAAAGAAGCCGGCGCACGCTCTCATGACCAAGCTCTTTCCACACTGACGCGCTGTGGATACACACGCTTCACGGAATATGAAGTCACCGTTCTCGTCCACAGTAAGAGCATCATTCACGATCCGCTTCTGCCACTCCATCAGATCAATGTTGAGCACGCGCTTTGCCCACAAGGTTAGGGCAGGGCCGAAACTCTCGCCGGCTGGGACGGGCGTGACCAGTCTCGGCTCGATCCTGCCCGATGTTGGAATATCCGACTCCGATCCGCTCAGTCCCTGCTGGTTCAGGCTAGTTGAGGGGATTTCCGAGTGGGGGCTCGGGGTAGACTCTTTGACAATAAAAGAAGTTTTTGTGGCGTTGTTGCGATTTTGGATTCTTTGCGCTGTTTTGGCATTGACGAAACGCGCTCCACGAGATGCATTGCAACTGCTGCAGCAGCTCACTAAATTCCCTCGGTCATAGGGGTCGCCTCCTCGATCGAGCTCTATGACATGATCAACTTGTGTGGCCTTGGTGCGCTTGCCTTTAAGCCTGCACCAATGGCAGTCACCATCCTCCTCGAGTACAAGCCGGCGAACTTCTTTCCATCTCTTGGTTCCATAGATTGGGTTACCTGCCATGAAGCTCCATGCCGATGAGGCATCCGCACTTCTCTAGGTCGAGTCCTTTGATAACTTTCCAGCCTGTGTCTCTGCATTGTCCACAGGCTGAGTGATCTGCTACTTGAGAGAGCATAGGGACTATCTCATAGTCTTTGTTCTTAAGTTCTTGATATACATCGGGATTATCCCCATCAGGATTATCCCCACGAGGTGCGACCTGCGGTGATGTGTTTCTCACACCTTTATCCACACGCTGTGGAGTGTCAAAGACGAGGGTGTCGTACTGCCATTTTCCACCCTCATCTTGGTATCTTCGGCGCTTGATGTAGCCGGCGGACTCAAGTTCTGTCATGGCTGTCCTGATGGCATCTATCCCTTCGCGTTTGACACTGGCGAGGTGTCGTGTGGAGGTTCGCCAATTGTCAGGTTTGGACAGGACGAAAATAAGGACTGCTGTGGCCTTAAAGGTCAGACGCGAGTCCTCAATGATCTCGTTACGGATCTGAGTCCAGTTTGACTCTGGTCTGGGCGCTCGATAGATGCTCATAAGATGTCCTCTATTGTGACGCGCTTGCCTTGGCGGTAGGTCTGATAGCCGGCGACAGTACCGTCCACAATGACCTTGACATAGCGGTCAAGATGCTGGTCTTGGTTCAGGAGCGTCATGACGATGTGAGGGTTGGTGTGCAGCTCTGAGGCTTGGCTCTCGGTCAGTTTGCGAGGGTTGCCGACTCGATACATACAGATGACCTGATACTGAATCATGCTCCGAGCCTCAACCAGTGACCGTCAATCAATGTCTCGGCGAACATGACACTCCTTGAGCGCGCCTGAATGAAGATCCCGTCGATGCTCAGATACTCGCACTCAAGGCCACCAGTGCGAAGAGCAAAGATGTGGATGTAGTGCCGATTCGGATTATCCGAGTCCCCTGATTGAAAGAGGACTCTTAACGGTCGGATGGGTTGCATCCATTCTGTGAATACATTGTCGGGGTTCATATCGCTTCTTCTTTCGCTTGTAGGGACTTGAAATGTTTGAGAGCTGCACTTGGTGGAGCAAGCTGTGAGATCGGCAGGTCGTAGCAGTCGGTGTTGTAATAGCGTCCATTTGGGACATGGTTGCCATCGGCGTAATGACGCATCATCGGCTCGCCTTCATGGTGCAAGGTTGCCATTCTGAAGAACTTGTCCCAAGAGCATCCACCGAGAAGCCAAACGGCTTCAGGTCTGCCGGCGACATATTGCAAATGGACGAAGAAGAAGAAGTCAGACTTCTCGACTGGATTCTTACGAACACCAAAATTAACGCAGTAGTGCATCTCTGGCGGAGTGGTCACCTTTTGA